GAAATGTATTGCAAGATGTTTTGACGAGTTGGATTTACACCACCTGCTGCATATTGTTTTGATTGCCACCAAGTGTATGCGGATTTGGTACTTGGACATTGTTAGCTCAAGACTATGTAGGTCAAGAGCAATACGTTATCACTCCAGGCTCAGGCTTTGATGGTGACGCTAACGGTCCTCAAGCTGCATTCCGTGCATTGATGGTTGCTGGTGTACCAATTTATCCAGACCCATATTGTCCAGAAGGTACTGTTTACTTCCTCAATACAAATTACCTCTCATTGTATATCCATGACCAAGGTTCATTTGTGTTTACAGGTTTTGAATCAACATTACCAAACTGGCAAATCGGTTATGTAGGTGCGGTGCTAACCATTGCTGAGTTAGTGAATACTAAACCAAAATCCATGACTAAGGTTACTGGATATAACTCATTAACAATTTAAGGAGAATAAGTTATGTCATTAGCAACCAACAAGATTTTAGTTACAGGTACAAACACTAACACTGCAGGTGCCTACTTTCAAACAACAACTGTTACAGCCGTAACAACACCTGGTACAGTTATTCCAGCTGGCGTGTACTTAATGTACCCAACAGCTAACGTAACTGTGACAGCAAATAATGGCTCTAGTGCTGCTACGCTTTTAGCTAACAACACTGGTGGCGTAATTATTTCAGACGGTCAAAATGTATTTGCGGTGGCAGCATCAGCAAACACATCAGTAACTTTATTAGCAACTAACGGTGGACAAGCCGTTGATGAAACTTACGCTTAAGGAGACGGTATGATTGCGAATCATGTAGGAGCGTTATACCCAGATCGTTTTGATAGAATTGCTCTAGGCAAAGTACAAGGTGCATCAGTAGGTGCAACTGGTAATGCTGTAGCAACTATACCAATTACATCTGGTACGGCTTACATTGTTCGCCAAATTACTGTAGCTAACGCAAATGCAACTATTGCAACTGCAAATGTGGCAATCCTCACAAGTAGTGATGGAAATACCTCAAATGCAGTTTCCAATAACGTAGTTTTAGCCAATGTGTCTAGCACAACTACTTATCAAGATTTAGGCTTAAAAGCTGCAACAGCTACCACTGTTTATACAGCTCCAGCACTATACTTGTTAGTAAATACTGCTGTGACCAATGGCACTTGCGATATTACTGTTTTTGGTGACGTTGTAAAGTTATAGAAATGTCAACCTTGTATGTGACGAATCAGTCGGATAATTTACTTGAGTTCGATTACGAATTTAAGACCATACAGTTCCCTAAAGGAAAAACTGTAGAAATTAGCGAAAAGGCTGCTCGTCACATATTTGGTTATTTGGATTCAAATAAAGAAGATTACATGGTGAGACTTGGTTTCATTCACACAAGGAATGACATCGAAAAAGGTCTAAAGAAATTAGAACAGTTTGTCATTTCAGACCAACCACCTAAACACAACCACTCGTTATCCCCAGTGGTGGACAAATTACCTTCTCATGAAGATAAGGTTTTACCTTTGAAACGTGAGAAGGGAAAAATCCAAGTGGCTGGATAACAATATATTATTGTATGGAGTTTAAATGTCTCAGACACTATCAGGATATATTACAGAAGTTAGAAGGCTTCTACATGATGCTAATGGTAACTTCTATACTGATACTGAGCTCACAGACTACATCAACGGTGCTAGAGAGCGTTTAGTTAGAGACACTGGATGTTTAAGAACAATCCAGATTTCACAAACACCTTTAAAGGTTAGAACCACTGATACTATCAGCAGTGCAACCCCTACAAATCCTACAGCATGGGCTGCTAATACTGCTTATGCTCTCAATGATTTTGTTTTTTCTAACATCTTCATATATCAAGTTACCCAAGCTGGTACATCAGGTGATGATCCCCCTGCTTATCCTGCTTCTGGCTCTAACTATCCTCCTACTACACAATTCTTAAATGGAACTGTAGGTTTAACTTATGTAGGTAACTGTGAGAATATTTACTATGCTTCTCTCCCAGAAGGATTACAAACTTTAGATGTTTTAAACATTAATCTTTATTGGGGAAATACAAGAGTACCTATGAGATATATGCCATGGACACAGTTCAACGCAGAACTACGTTTCTGGCAAAACTATATTGGCAGACCTATTTCATTTACTGTATATGGTCAATCACAAATATTTATTTCACCTGTGCCAGATCAAATTTATCAATTAGAAATTGATACAACTATATTGCCTACACCATTGGTTGCAGGCACAGATCAAGACACAATCAATGATCCATATACTTCACCTGTAGCTTTCTATGCAGCTTACAAAGCTAAATACAAAGAGCAATCATTTGGTGAAGCTGAGATATTTAAACAAGAGTATATTAAACAAGCTCAAGCCGTTCTTAATAGCGTATTTACTAGACGAATCCCTGACCCTTACACGACTTTATAAACTATGGCAGCAGTTGAACAGAAAAAGTCGTACCTTGTTACCAAACAGTTCAAGGGTATCAACACTAAAAACAATCGTACAGCTATTGATGAGATGGAGTTTGCATGGCTTGAGAATCTCATGCCATTGGGCTATGGTAACTTAAAAGCTTTACCAAATTCAAATAATCAAAGTGTTGCTTTTGGAAATACAGTTAGCCAATTATTTACAGTTAATATTAACAATAAAGATTATGTATTAGCTTTTGAAGATGATGGTCGATGTGAATATGTAGATTTAGCTACCAACACAAAAGGCAACGTAGCTGTCACTAGCACATTTTCTAATAGTGGTATGCGAGTATCACAATGGAAAGATGAGCGTGCTTTAATCTTAGACCCAAACAAAGGTTACTATACTTGGGATGGTACAAATCTAGTCAGTGTAGGTTCTGTAGGTTATATTGGTTTAGTATCTGGTGGTGCAGGATACACAGCATCTCCTGCTGTTATTATTAGTGCACCTAATGATGCTAATGGTGTTCAAGCCACTGCAGTCTGTACTATTACAGAAGGTTCTGGTGGTGTTTCATCTATTTTAGTTACCAATGTAGGTTCTGGTTAGACTTCTGTCCCTGATGTTGTAATTGGTGCACCTAACTTAACAGGTGGTACACAAGCTACAGCAGTAGCAACTACATTATCTAATACTGTTGTTTTAATTACAGTTACCAATGCAGGCTCAGGTTATACATCAGCTCCATCAGTTACCATTACAGGCGGGGGTGGTGCGTCAGCCACAGCAAATGCTACTGTAGCCACAGGTACAATCAATGCAGTGATCTTAACTGAAGCAGGTTCTGGTTATACAAGCCCTCCTACTGTAACATTTACAGGAGGTGGAGGTAGTGGAGCTAATGCCGTAGCTAGTTTAGTCACATTCCAAAAAGGAACTGTACAAGTTTTAATTACAGGTGGTGGTACTGGATATACCAATGCTTCTAATACAGTAGTTACCATATCTGGAGGTGGGGGTGCCAATGCTACAGCAACTGCAATTCTATCTGGTGGTCAAATTGTTCAAGCTGTAATGACAAATCCAGGTTCTGGATATACCAATGCGTCTAATATTACAGTCACAATCACAGGCGGAGGAGGATCAAATGCAACTGCTAAAGCCATTATTAATACTAATGATAATACAGGAGTGCAATCCTTTAGTGGTCGTGTATGGATTGCCTCTGGTCGTAACGTTTACTATAGTGCTGCAGGATCATATTCTGACTTTACTAGCGTTTCTGCAGGCACAGTAAGTTTAACTGATGCTACTTTAAGAAGTAATATTGTTAATTTACTATCAGCCAATAACTTTTTATATATCTTTGGTGAAGATTCCATCAATGTATTCTCAGATGTAAGAGTAACTACAGCAGGAACTACCTTATTTACCAATACTAACGTATCGGCTTCTATAGGTACTCAGCTTCCTTATGCCATATTCCCATTCTTTAGATCAGTTTTATTTATGAATAACTATGGGGTATATGCTTTAGTAGGCTCTACCACTACAAAATTATCAGATGCTATTGATGGCATTGTGGAATTTATTGATTACAACTATCCAGTGACTGGTGGTCAAGTCTTATTACAAAATGCCCTATGTGCTGTCTTTAATTTTAGATATACAGGTGATAGTGCAGGTCGATATATCCAAGCCGTGTTTTTTGAAAAGAAATGGTTTGTTACATCTCAAGGGGCTTTAAAGCACGTTTCAGCTACTCCTAAAGATGGTCAAGCTTTAATCTATGGCTCTACAGGAACTGACCTCTATAAACTTTATTCTAATACTACAACTACAATTGCAACTACAGCTTCAACTGCACTTCACCCTATGGGTGATCCAATCCGTGATAAGCAAGCTTTGAAGATTGCTATTGAAGCAACATCTTCTGCTAACAATACGTTTAGTTGCACAGTTACTGTGGATAGTGAAAATAGATCAAGTCCAGTTTATACACTTACATCATTAATTCCATGGATTAGTACTTCAGGAGCAACTATTCCTTGGACAAGCTCTTCAGGAGCAACAATTGGCTGGTCATCCACAGGCTACAATTTATTTAAAACAGATGCACAGCAATATGGCAAATATCTTGGAATGACTGTACAATCTACATCACCGGGATATACTATTAACGGGTTCGAATACGAACATGAATTAAGGGCGAGGTTCTAAATTATGGCAAAACCAATATCAGTACCAAATACGTTTGCGGGAAGTACAAGTGCGATTCCCCTTGTATATCTCGATCAAGACTTCTCAACAATTTCCAATGCAACCAATGACTTAGCTACATATTCAAACTATGTAACAGATACAGGAGTTGCTAATGCTTATATTGCAAACTATCCTGCAAACATTGTAACAACTACAGTTTCAGCAGGCTTACGTTTACAATTTAAAGCAGCTAATGCTAATTCAGGTGCATCCACACTTAATGTACAAGTCAATAGTGTATCTATTGGCTCTGGTTCTATCAAGCTTACAGACGGTTCATCACTTCCAGCTAACACCATTGTGGCTAATGCTGTTGTGGATGTCTTATATGATGGCACAAACTTCCAATTATTAAGTGATTCAAGTGGTGGTAAAGAAGTTATTACTGACTTAAGTGTAACTGGTAACTTAACTGTTACAGGTACTACTGGTTTAACTGGAGCTTTAACTGCAAACGTAGCTAATATTACAACTGCAACGATCACCACAGGTAACATTACTACAGCTAATGTGACTACCATGTCTGGCACAACTAGCTACACAGGCACTCAAACATTTACAGGTTCAACTACAGCACTAGCTGCAGTATTCCAAGATGCGGCAGAAGTTGCAACTGTATCAGCTACAGCAGCTACTGGTACAATTAACTATGATGTCACTACTCAATCAGTACTTTATTACACAACCAATGCAAGTGCTAACTGGACAGTAAACTTTAGAGGTTCTAGTGGAACATCTTTAAATACTGCTATGGCAACAGGTGATGTAATTACAGTCGTATTTTTAGTAACTAATGGCTCAAC